CTGGGCCAAAAAAAATTGCTCCCGATTGGGAGAGATACGCGAGATGTTTCGCCACAGTCTGTACATTTCATCCATACAGACATGTCAATTCCTGGTTCGTGATTTTCAATATAAGATCTTAGCTGTTTGGAATCCATGGCAGGCATATTTCTAATAAAATGATTAATCTTATTTCTCTCATCTATTCCATCAATTGATAGAATTGTCTGCTCTAGCTTCGCAGTTACTGCACTATCAATTTTCATATCTGGCATCATCTTTTTTCTTCTTTCACTTGTCGTATTTCTCTCTTCCTCATCTACACCAGTTAGAAACTTAAAGTTAACATTCTTTCCTGTTACCGGAAGTCTGAATTCGAAGCGATTCTCCCCGGGAGTAACAGGATCTATATCGAGCCGCTTAATTTCAAGGTCAGTTAGATTATATTCCTGCATGCTTTTTGTGTTGCACTCAGGGCATGTCGACTCTGCGCTATATCCGCTTCCATACCCAGTAATTCTAACTGACACCATTAGCGCATTTCTGTCTCCTAGCAGCATATTCCTAACATCTACGCTTTTATCTGTTAAACATGACTGAATAAGATGTGTTATAACAGTTCCTTTTTGAATGAGAGCTCGAGATGCTAAAATATCCTCCTCATGAGCTGTCATAGATTTTATCTCAAGAACATTCCTATTATACAGGGGGGAATTAGAAGGATAGACCTTTCCCTCAGACGGAATTGGAACTACCTCGACTGGAACTTCCCAGTCAAACGTATCCTTAACTACATTTTGAGTCTGAATGGTGTCTGACACTATTTTTCTCCTTGTGCTGTATTACTATTAAAATACAAAAGCTCATAAAAGTAAAATAAAAAAGGTTCGAATAATCGAACCTTCTCCGTCTGTGTGATAAATTCGATGAATCAGAACTGTAAAACTGCGTTGTCGTAGCGAAGAGTTAAAGAAATTTCAACCGGAGCCTCATCATTGGAGTAATCTAATGTATTATAGTTTGCATCAGTAATAAATGCTCCCTTAATATCCCAGAGCTCTACAACGGTTCCGATGGGATCAAGCATTTTAAGCTGTATGTCCCTTTTATAAAAATCTGCATATCCAGCTCTACCAGAAACAGATTCGTACTCTGTCCTAACCCACTCCATCACCTGTTGGGCACCCGATGGAGCAATTGGATCATATAGCGTGACGGACATTGTAGAAAATGTCAGCCTGCCTGCCAGATATCTCTTAGCATTAATGAAAGGAATTGTCGTTTCCGTTATTGTAAATTGAGGTCTTGCGGTTGTCTTTATTAGAAATGCATCAATTCCCTCAATAGCAAGGACCCAGCGAAATTGTCTTTTGGGCTCGAACTTATTGGGAAGCATGTCAGTGACGGAAAGTGTTTCAGCCATTTATAATTCTCCTAAACATATTTATTCACTTGGTAACCTTATTCGATTTTTTTTATGCATTATTGAATGCATCTCCAGCATTTGTTAAAACAAAGTCTAGGGAGACAAACTCTGCAGTTCTCGTAGGCTGTATGAAGATCTTTCCACGAAGTGTATTATTTTCAATATCAGTCTGAGTCGTAGTTGTTGCATCAATAACAACCTTAAATCTATCTACACCACTCTTCTCCTGAATGCTTTGAAGTATTGGCTGAACCAGTGAGCTAAATTTATCGAGTGTTTCCTGACGATTAGGCTCAAAAAGCATCCTATCTGCAACAGCTCGAACCTTTCTTCTAATATTAATTAGAAGCCTTCTAACATTAACCCTATCTAGTGAAGATGCTGCAGCAAGAAGTGTCTTCTGCCCAAAGACCATCACGCCAGTTGACGGAAATGATGTCAAGGGATTGATATCAGCATCATAGAGATCATCCATATTTGCCTTGTTAAGCGGAACTGAGGAATAAATCACATCAGATAGCGCCCCTCTTGTAAATCCAGCTGGAGCAAACCAGGGATATCCCACAGCATCATTAAGTGCAAATGCTCCTAAGACCGCCACAGATGGAGGACATTGGAGATTAGTGTGAGTTGTCGGATCTGTCATAACAACATCTGGAAAATAAGCAGCTGCAAATGATGTATTAAGGGCTCTATTTTTAAATCCTGTTACAGTGTATCCAACATTAGCTGTTGATGCTATTGATGATGTTATGACTGAGGAGACTTCATCCTTCTCCTCTATATCCATGATATATAGCGCATCAAATCTACTCTCAACTGTATCGATTGCATAATCACTTATAGATGAGTGCCTTAATCCAGGAACTGCAAGCAACTTAATGTCGACATCTGATTTTGTCCCCATAATGTCTAACGCCTTTCTATACGCTGAAACTGTCGGACCGGATGTTCCCCCTTGTTCAGCTGGCTGAGCCATCTCCCTCATTGCTGCAGCATTAAGCAGTCTATACTTGTCCTTATTAAAAATTGTTGATCCATCAAATCCCGCCTGGAGGAAGAATGAGAACTTTCCAAATCTTCTATTACCCTGAACCTTAAGATCATCGACCTTAAATGCTCTTGTCTTAAGAACAGTATTTGCTGTTATCGAGCCATTTCTAACATAAGATGCCGACACCCAATACTCAGGATCGGCATTTGCGTCTGATCCCGTTCTAACAGATATTCTCTCCATGCTAAATATATTATTGTTAAATCGATCACAGTCGAGAACGGTTCCCGAAGAATCTGCAACTCCAGGATTATTTCCTACCATGAAATCCATGTTGGATCCGCCATATGACGGAAAGAATTTTGTAAATTCAGCAACACCAGGATCTGGAAGACCTATGAGATTGGGCTTTGTCACAGATCTCTTCTGCATGAACTGTGTCCCCCAGTATAAGCTTGCATTTGCTCTATTATTTGGGGCTGTTCCAACTGTCACATTCTGTCTGCATGGTACTGGAGGCTGAATCGCACCTTTAACTATATACTGCGCATTTCCGGGAGAGCCGACGCTGTCATCTACTGTAACAGCTAGCGGATTGCTTCCAGATGTAACAAGATGGCTATACCCTCTATATCCCACGGGCATTGCTTCAGCTGGAACCTGATCATTTTTAAGTTCAGAACTCTGTTGAACTCTAATGTAGTTTGATTTTACAGGATGATCACCCTGAACAACAATCTTTTGAGATGATGTTGCCTGATCAAAATCAAAGTAGGAGTACATATCTCCAATTGCCCTAGCGATAAATTTATCACTACCCGGATCTAACGAAAGTCCTCTAAACGACTCCAGAACTCTCTTGTCAAAATCTGTGTCTCCCCACTCTCTAACGAGAAGATCAAATGTTCCGTACTTGTCAGTTGTTGAGATAGACGGTTTAAGATTTTCAATAGAGATCTTAATATTCGTATTACTATATGAGCCGTCTCCAATAGAATGAATTCTAAAGAGATTCCACTTTATTCCACCAAATGCCTGAGATATCACAAACGGTGATTCTGGATGAGTAAATCTCTCCTCAAATGACTCATAGTTTGGAACTGTGGTAGAATCAGAATTTCTAGATGTGGAGCCTGAAGCTATGAATGCGATGGGCTCTGATCCAAGCGACTTGAATGCAAAAGCAGAACCACCTTTTAAAACACCCGCTCCTGTGACAACAGCAAGACTGGGATGAATGTCATAATGGGAGTATAATAGGTGTCCCTTCTCTTCAATCTTGAAGGGGTCTGTGTTAAAGACATTTGCAAAGTAGCTGGCATCTTCCACATCAAATGATGCAGTGATGACATTGGGGGCTCCTCCTGTTGGAATGTGCCCATTAAGAAGGAGTGTGAATTGCTGTGTTGCTAGGTTGACAGACCCTGTGGAGTATCCAGTAAGAGTAGCAGTATCTCTTGCGGGAGCTGTCGATGAGGGCTTTCCAGATATTCCGGCGGCGCCAAACGCACCAGACAAGAGGTGTAGAACACCAGATGGTGCCATAAGAACTCCACGAATAATTGGTCGAGCTGTTGCGGGTCCATTCGTACCGCCAGAAAAGTTATTAACAGTGGTCGAGCTGATTGTACCGACAGCGTTCGCCTTATTTCCCACCACACCAGAACTACCTTGCGTGATTGTTACTGTATCTACGCCATCAGAAACCGATGTATAGTTG